CTTCGACTCTTACTTGTGTATCAGAGGTAGACACATCAAGACCAACAGTTGCAGGACTAGCGGAACCCTTATTCTGAGTAAAGCTAAAAGCATCAGTTTGTTTACCGTCAATAAAAACACGAAGAAACTTTCTATCTCTTGGTTTAATTTGCAATGGTTCAACATGTGTAGTGCTAGTTGTTAAATCTGTGTTTGTCTGTGTAAAAGTAAATTCTGAACCACCAACATAAAATGAATTGTTAGCATAAAATCTTGCATCCAAAAGTTGAAATATTTTTACAAAGAAAGGAGTGGGTGGTAATCTGTCTAGTAAGGCAGAACCTTCATTTGATTGATTTTCTATTTTAATTGTATTATTAGGAAAGTCATTAAATTTTATATTAGAACTGATTTCTATTTCTGTAGGATTAAATGACACAAAATTACGTAAACCACCATCATCAGCTTTTTCAGTCACAGGAACTGTTACAAAGTCATCTCCTTTTAGACCGCCAAATGATGCATCGTTTACCTCAAGCACGTGTTTAAAAAAGTTTTCATCAAAAGCAACATTATGTCCCTCAAGTAACAAATTTAAATTAGATGAAGAGTCAACTGCAGTAACACTATTACATAACAGCTTAATCTCTCCTACCACACTTTGAAATCCGTTTTTTCCTATTAAACCTGCACTAACTCCATTTGACAATTGACTCGCATTATCTATTATAACTGTGTAAGGGGTTGTTTTTGTAACATTTGCAACAACTTGTACTGATTCAGGAAAAGACACAAAAAACTCTGTACTTTGTGTAATACCATAATTAGTTGAATCAGTTGTTTGATTAAGTAATAAATCAATCGTAACACTTCCATCAGTTCTTCTTCTAGGGTTAGCTTGAATATCAAAAATTGGAGGAGGTGGAGCAGTTATTGGACTTAAGGTATCAGTATAAGAAGTAGGTTTATAGTCAATAAAAGTATCTGAATCAACATACACATTAGAAACATACTCTATGGCAGCGATTCTTATATCTTCATCTTCAGTTTTACCCATCTCGGTAATTTTAAATAGCTTGTCGCTTTTTGAGGTGTAAAAATTAGATGGGTCTTCAATTTCACCAAAGGTCCAAAGGTCACCCTTTGCAGGGAGATTGTTAGCAGTAAATGCGCTATAGTTTTCAAATGCTTTTGTAATTGGATTAAATCTTTGTATCACTCTTGTTTCAATTAAATCAAAGCCTGTTGATACGTTTGACGTGCTACTACCACCAAACAAAGTATTACTTAATATATATAAATCAATCCTATCATTATCTTGCTTTATTATTCTAAGAGCTAAAGGATTACTGTTTGCAGTAAAATTAGTGCTTGATATAGCTGGTTGAGTAAAATGTTCAAGATGCACATTACAAATATCTACGTTTGATGATGCTGATACTTTACCACCAAAACCAAAAGATACTCCTATATTTTTTTGTTGAACGCTTATTACATCGCCTGGCATTAAGACTACTGCATCTTGAGACGTTATAAAATTAATTTGTCTTCTTAAAAAACGACTTGAAGCTATTTGGTATTGTCCAAAACGTAATGCTTGACTACGCCTAGTAACTCCAAATAAATCCATAGTTTTGACATTTTCAATTACATTTCTATCTGTGCCGTCATTTGAGTCAACTGAGTCAATTCTTACAGTCTCACGTTTAAAATGATTAGAAGGGTCAACATAACTTATTTCTGCGCCTGTTAGTATTTGACTTTCTTTTATACCCTTGATTTGAACAGAACCTTTTTTTATATTTACTTCACTAAATACTGCGACAGGTAATTCATTAGGCATGTCAGCTGAAAGTGTGATTTTACCTGCATTATAAATTACTGCAGAACGAAAGCTTGCTGCTATTGAATTTATTACATCAATGGCCTGTCCTTGGTCAGTAATCTGTCCATCAAATATAAAGCGTCTTTCTTTTATTTGAATAGTATTACTTAATCCAATTTGACTTTGTCTAACCGTCGTAAACTTAGTTCTAGGTTGATGCCTAAATGTTCCATCTGCTAAACCATCAACACCCTCAAACTTTCCAGTGACTGCGTCGCACGCGTCACAAAACTGTGCTACTTTAAAAAACTGAAACTTATCAATATGTTCTTCAGGAACGCCTAATCCATAAGTTTTGTTTGTTAGTAAATCATAGATTATCCACACAGGATTTTGAGTCCAATTATAGATAAAAGTTCCATCCCATGTTCCAATATAAATCTGGGGATTAATACTTGTTTTTACTGATTGTGGTGCGTTTTGTAATCTATAGCCATTTGATACATAACTGTTTGAACCACTTTCTGGCACTTCTAGTTGGCGCCAATCAATTTCACCACTAGCTAAAACAGGCTGATTATAATTAGAAGGAACTTTAACAAGCAAACCTTTAACTAAACTGGTAAACGTAGGTACTCCACCAGTGTGCTCAGCAAAAGCTTTCAGAGCGTAACCTATCATTGCTGTTCTTGGATAGGTCTGAGGTCTGTTTTCTATTTCAAACCAACCTATAGACCTAACGTCTGATTGTATTTTTGAGCTATCACTATCATCATTTGTCTTTTCAATTGTAAACTTATACCCAGCAGAATTTTTACTAGCAGTAGGAATTGGAATATTAATACTAAATTTAAATGGAGTGTTAGTTTTACCACTAACTGTTCGTTCAGCACTTGTAATTTGCGTTTCGCCTGTATTATTAAAAACAGTAATCTTAATAGATACAGATTGACCTACAATATCACCATTATTACGTGATTCTTGAAGGGTATTACAAATGAATAAAAATTTTAAAGCATCCCAGTCCTTTGCGCTTGTACTTTGTAATAAGATTCTATTTTGAGGTACACCAGCAATATTACCTTTTTTAAGTATTACAGAACTTGTAAAATTTTGTGGGGTAACAGCTTGTTCGCCAAATACATCGAGAGCAGCTTGTGTTGTAGTACCTGTTGTTGTTAAGGTTTTAAATACTTCATTATTTTCTTGGCCATCCCCATCAATATTTATTAAATCATCTATATTACCTTCGTTAATTTCAATATCTTGAGGACCGTTTGGGTTTATTCGGTATATTGGTCCCTCGCCTAAAGCTGTTGTTGTGAATAATATGTCAGTTGAAAAAAGAGAGTTAGGACTTTCAGTTCCAGACGCGGCTGTACCGCCCCCACCTTTACCTCCGCCTTTGTTGTGTACACGTATTCCATCAGCTATAAAAGTATGGTGGTCTTTTACTGTAAAATTATATGAAGCACCTCTGTCATAGCTTTTTATAATTTTTGTGATAGGACTTATTTTACCGTGCTCAGTAATTAAAGCATGCTCTTCCTGTCTATTACCTGCCTGGTCAAATAACCCATCTTCACATAATACCCAGTGGTTAGGAGTTAAGATAAGGTCGCCTTGCCAATGTTCTAGTTTTAAAAATTCATCATCAGGATGAAGAAAGGTTTCAGTTACAGTGCCAGATACAAGTTTACCTGTTTTGGTAAACGCTTTTACCATATCACCAACAGTTATATCTTTTATGATTTTGTCTGTACCATCCCACATGGATATTAATGTTTCCGCAGGAAAGCAACCACCGCCTTTTGCGCCATAAATCAATGGAACTTTTTTACCATTTTGGTTTATATATTGTCTACTAAGCAAAACTATTACTCACACTAACTGTATCATTTTTTCCGTGTTCAGAGACATCTAAATAACCGCTTATTAATTGTCCTGCAACTCTAGTACTACCGTAAATTAATGGAATTGATGTACCACTATCTGTAGTATTTTGTAATGGGCCAAACATATCATTTTCACGTCTTGCTTCCCCATCAAATTTGTTTTCCATCCTTGCTGCTTTTGGAGGTTTTGTAAACATCTGTGATATTGCACCAAGTGTCATAGATATACCAAGACCTAATACTAATTGACCAAAGCCAGTTAAACTACCTGCGGCTGCTACACCTACCCCTTTAGCACTAGCAAAAGTTGTTGAAAATAAGGCACCCCCAGCTCCGCCAGAAGCTATTCCAATAGCTGCTATTAGTGCTATACCTATTATAAGTTGACCAGTTTTACCACCGCCACCATATACACAAGGCACTATATGTAATACTTCATCATCAGCAGGTTTTTTTAGAACATACTCTTCTCTTGTTATTGTGCGACCCTTAGAGTCACATAACATTAAATTTTCTGAAGTTTTACCTAAAGTTACTTTGTTTATATATCTAGCTAAATTAGGTTGTGTACCTTTTAAAAAGTTAATTACCTCATCACAACTATTTAAAGCAACTTTAAGTTTAGATGCTGAAACATATTTATGTAAACTACTGTGAAACTTTAATACTGCCATCTAACATTTCCTTTTTAAATTCATCAAATCTTAATACATTTAAATTTTTATCTAACCAATATGTATAAAACTTTTTATTAAATCCCACCACGTATTTATACTCATCAAAAGTAGCACCTAACTTATCCTCTTTAGAAGGGATGGGGTCTTCGTCTCCAGGGTGACTATGAAATATACCCCAGATGTTTTCATCATGTTCAATTAAACCAGCAGGGTCAACAATGAAACTGTCTTTAGGGGTGTCACTAACATTTTTTACAGGATGATATATGTAATCTTTAGTTACAATACCGCAACACTCACGAGGATAATCACGAGCAGCGTGTGCTTTCATATCATCAACTAATTGTTCAAACCTATCCATCTCCATACTCCGTGTGTGTATTGTTCATAATATCTCCCGTAAGGCGCTATCCAACTTTTTTTACCAATCATAGTGTGTAGTATTTTAGCCATATCTACATATAAGGCACAATGATTAACTACATGAGTGCTACCCATGTACATAGTAATAACATCAAAAGGAGCAGGTCTAGGAACACGCATCCAACCAAACGATTTATCCGCACCCTTTTCAAAAAATCTTTCATGTGTTTTTGCATACCAATCTTCATCAACTATTTTGCAGTAATCAGATGTTTTATAAGGTATCTCAATTTCACGCTCATTTTTATATATTAACCTAATTAGGTTGAAGCAGTCAATACCTGTTTTTAAATCATTTCCTAAGTGCTTATAAGGAAAACCTGTATATTTATTATACCACATTACTGTTTTGGAATTGTTCTGCCAGTTGTTGGAAAAGCTCCAAAGTGATGTTGGTTATTACGCAAGGTACATGCTTGAATATTTTTACCACACACGTCTCCAGTGCCATCGCTTGCAATTTCATTGTTCGCAGCTATTGGGTTAGCATTAGACACACGAGTTGTGCCTGGTATAGCTAATCCACCAGGGCCTGGATATTGACACTCTTCGCCTTTATAAACCCACTGGCAAGTATTTTTGTAATATTTTCTTTTGGGAACTTGTGACCTGAAATATTGTAGCCAACTTATCAATCCGAAGGTCGCTGCATTTTCATTTAATGATTCAAGCTGGTCAATTTTAAAGGTATCTTCGACATATGCTTCAACGTCTGCAGCCTCATTTACAATAAACAACCCATCACCTGCACTTACATTAGAACCAATACTACCTGACAAGTAAATTAATCTATTATCTTCGATTCGCTGAATATTAACTTTTACATCACCATACTGCCCTTGAACATTATCACCAACTCGATAAGGTAAAGCAGTAACCATCTCAACAACATTTGAAGCAACAGTTCTTATTGTGCTATACTCAGGCCAATAATCTAAAAACTGTGCGAATGATGACTTAATTTCAACAACACCACCCAGAAGGTCTCTGGTATCCATTTTTTGTTCTTGCCAAGTTCCATTTACATTTAGCGTTTCGCTTCTAGTAAAACTAGCATTAGCCGTACCATAAGCACCAACCACATCTGAACTAAAAGCTAATCCATTTGCACGAGCACGTGTGAGTGAATCAAAAGCATCTTCTCCCTCACTACCCACTTGAGCAGGAGTGGCATTTACTGTACGTGGGTCAATCCCATGCACAAACTCATGATTTACTAGTGCGATTACACTATTAGTTGTATTATTACCTGTTAAAAAAGGGTCTTCAACAAAAGTACTGATTATATTATCAAAGTTAGATACTTCAAGTGTTAATTCGTTAATCTTACCATCAGTTGCAGTATTAATTGCACTTATGTTAACGGGGTAAGGAATATATTCAATGCCATCATATTTTACACGATAATTTATATCTGAAACCAGGTCTCCTCGCACTTCTGCAAAACGATAAGGAATGTCTACTGGATAAGCTCTACCCACACCTTGACCTGTTGGATTACCATTAGGATTAGGAGGGTACCACTCTCCAGGGTAGTATAAACTGTATAGCCTAACAATTGGATTTTGTGTAAATGAATTTTTTTCAGCGATAAAAGGAGACGGCACAATATTTGTTATATTAGCTGCTGCAGTGGTTGTATTACCTGTGTATGTGTTCGCAAAGAATGTAGTATTTGTTAAGCCTGCGTTTGCATTTGCAGTAATCGTTATAGCATTTGAATGAATACTTTCACTAGCTCTGAACTCTGAGATTGTGTTTGCTATTCTAACTTTAACCGTGTTGTTTGATAAATCAACATTTGCTATTGTGCCAACAGTTACGCTGGTATTACCAATAATAGCATTACCACTCACAAAACCAACAGCATTATCTACAGTTAAAATTACATCATATGTTCTTGCACTCATTAGTCAAATACCTCTTGCAAGTTGAAGCTAACAGAGAAGAAGTTATCTCGTAAGTTGCTACCAGCAGAGAGGACATGTGTAACCTTTAACGGATTTGCAAATTTACAGATTGCAGTTCCGCTTTCATTTAAATGAGTTAAGTCAAAATCAAATGATTCAAATGTACCATTTCTAGCGATATAAAAATCATCAATAGCCTTTTTTTCAACTCCACTCAAGTTTGTATAATTAAGAGTAAAACTACGTCTTGGGCGTCTACTCATTAATCTACGTTTTTCATACCCACTCTGAGATTCAAATGTAGATACATCAAATGTTCTGTCTATAACAAAACCTTTATCAGGTTTTTTATCTGTCATACTAGTGAATCGGTCTACAGCTTCAACTGTTGCCGAAAAACTACGAATGGTAAGTGTATCATCTTGAATCGAACCTAGGGGTGCCCCTCCTATCACGGTCGGTGCCGTGTTTGCTGGTTGTAGCCCAGCTGCTCTGTACAACGCTGCATCTGAAAACCTTAATGCGTCGATGTGACCTGTAAAGTTTTGATTTACAGAACCAAATCTACCTATCTCTAAATCTCCAGCTACATTGTTTGTTGTTGTAAACGCTTTGTGTGCTACCTTTACATTGTTTACATATAATCTTAAATTTGTATCATCTTTACTATAACTTAGTGCAACGTGATAAAATACACCACCATTACAATTACCACCATACAGCTCTACTGATGTATCACCACTCTTATAAACAAAACCTACGTTTGAATTAGCACCTACATGACGTAAGACATAATAATTGGTTGAATCTTGATAACGACTTAACATGGTTGCATTAGCAGCTGTTGCTGCTCCACCAACGTTTGAAAACAACTCAACTGTAAAATTATCATCATCAAGTTTAAATTCATTAACAGTTGGTCTTGTGTTTATA